TAAATATGATAAAAAATAATAATTATGATTTAATAATAATTGATGAAGCACATGCTAACTTATCTGCATATCCTAAAGTAGGTACAGTATGGAAGAAAGTATATACACTAACTAGAAAGAAGCCTATTATATACTTATCAGCTACTCCAAGCGCTCAAACTTATGCACAACTGTACCATCAGTTAAAATTAAGTAGTTGGACTCCTTGGGTTAAGTATAAAAACTTTTATGAGTGGCACAAAATATATGGCATACCTAAAATAGTTTATGGTGCAGGTGGAAGACAAATAATCCAGTATAATGAAGTAAAGACAGACTTAGTTTGGAAAGATGTAGAGCACTTATTTATTAGTTACACAAGAAAAGAGTTGGGATTTAAGCACGAACCTAATGATGTAATACATTATGTAGAATTAGATAGTTATACTAAGCGATTATATAATGAACTAAATAAAGATAGTGTTATTAAAGAACTATGTTATATAGCTGATACTCCTATGAAACTACTAGTAGGGTTATTTCAATTAGAGGGCGGGACATTAAAGATTGATGAAGATAATTCAGTTGACTTATTAGCCACTAGTAAGATTAATTATATCAAAAAGACTTGGGGGGATACTAAAGACTTAGTTATATTTTATCACTTTAAATATGAAGAGCTTAAACTTAAAACATATTTTAGTAATGCTAGAATTTTACAAGCTACTTCTTTTGCAGAAGGTGTAGATTTATCAATGTATAAAACATTAGTTATTTACTCTATGGATTTCTCAACAGCTAGGTATTCACAAAGAAGAGCTAGGCAAGCTAATATGAAAAGAGAAGAAGAGATTAATGTACACTATCTATTAGTTAAAGGTGGAATAAGTGAACAAGTATATCAAACTGTTGCAGTTAATAAAACTAATTTTATAGACAAATATTTCGATAAATCTCTATTATAGAATCTTATATCTTAATCAGGATTAATAAATATTTAAAGCCTATATAATTATATATCTCTTTAAAATAATCATTTTAAAGAGATATTTTTTAAGGTTTAATTATTTAATTTATTCCATCTCTTTTTTAAATCATCTGGCACATCAGTATTTTTTCTTATATACTTATTTATTTTTGATATATCTTTCTTTTTAGATAGATTATATAAAGCACCTCTATATCCTCTACCTCCTTTAACTATATCGCCTCTATATAATAACGACATAAGTTTAATCCTATCTTCATTATTAAAATCATTTAAAGGTACACCAATTGCCATACCATCTCTATAACTACCTAACCAAGCATTATCAGATAACGCATTAGCTTGTTCTTCTGTTATAGTAAATTTTTTACCTTTCTTAAGCATAATAGCTTTCTCTTTAGGATTTTCTATTTTAGCAGCTTCAAAGTCTTTAGTAATTTTACTGATAGATTTTTCTTTACTATCATAACCATATCCTATTGTATAACCACTATTTTTTGTAGGTTTATGTACTTCTAGTGCTTGTTTTACATTATCTGATTCAACCTTTTTAACTATATCCGGTATTTTGTGTATACCATCTACTGGATAAGGATTAGTATTTAAACTAATCTTAGTTCCAGGCTGTAATTTAATTCCTTGTAAAGCTTTTTCAACTTCTTCTTTACTAACATTATTTGTATAAGCTATAGACTCTACTCCGTCCCCATTCTTTATTGTATAATCTATCTGAGCAGCATCAGACTTAGAAGAATATCCAACTGCACCTAAAGATGCCAAAGACAGTGTAATTTTACCATTATTATCTATATTACTTCCATCTACTTTTAAAGACAGTTTATGTGCCTCATCAGGACTTAATCCTTCGTCTCTAAGTCTAATATATTCCAATAACCTAGCTAATCTAGTTTTTACTTTGGGTTTATTATCCTTAGGAGCTTCGTTTATTTCCTTACTAATCTCTCTTGCCTTAGGGTACTCTTTTAAAATCCTTTTATACTCAAAGAAATTCTTAACTGGTGTAACTACTTTTTCTGGTAACTTTAAGTCATCTGGTATAGACTCTGCTTTGATTAAATCTTCTACACTACCCCATTTATTACCTCTACTATCCCATATTTCACCATTAGTATCTATAGTATGAGCTGGCATAGGTTCAACATCTATAATATCTTTAGGTTGTTCTACTCCTCTAGGTACTACATCATCTGGCTCTATAGTAGTATCTACTAATTCTCTTTCTTTGGGTACAAATTGCTTTTCATTAGTAGTATCAGCTACAGACTGGCCCCTACTAGGTTTTCCTAATGTATCATTAGCCCTAGCTTCTTTAGCTGCTTGTTCATTAACACCTAGTGCTACGCTACCTCTTCGAGTTGCAGTCATAGGTACCTGATTATTAGGTAGAAGAGGTGCACTTGGCTGAACAGATCTTAAATACTCTGCTTGAGATTTACTTTTTTCAGCAATAGAGTTTAACTCCTCAGCTAAAAACCTATTAATATTATTAAATACCAGTTTATATGTTTCTAACGACCTTTTAACTTCTGGTTTTAATGTATTAGGTACTAGTCCATCTTTCAAATATTTAGGTAGATGATTAATAACATATACTCTCCTAGAAGAGTCTATAGGTAAATATTGCGCTATTTTATATGCCATTCTACCTATTACTGAAGCTTTTAACTGATTAATAAAATCAGACTTAGACCCTCCAGAATCCATTCTCTCAAACATCCATGCCTCAGTAGATTTTATATTAGCAAATGCTTTATTAAAATCACTAATAACTTGATTCATTAGTTTACCATCAGTAGATTTAAATGTAACATCTTCTAAATCACCTAGTAGTTTACCTAAATTGATTACATCTAAATCATCTATGTTTTTATTCATTAACCTATCTAATACAAACTCTTCAACATTACCTGCAGCTTTAGAATTAGGGCCTAAAACTCTGATTAAATTATTATAACTACTACCTTCTTCAGTAGACTTCATAGCATCATAAATTTTTTTATAATCATCTTTTTTTACATCTACATTCTGTAATACTTTAACTAGCTTTTTATTATTAGCATTACTAATCTCTGTGTATAAACTATTTAAAAGCTTTCTTGATTCTACAATATTATCTAATCCATTCTCTTTTAAAGTAGTAATTAGTAAATCTTGCATTTTAGTTTTAAGTAGACCTTTGGCCTCATTAAGACTAGCATCTGTACCTAGTTTATCTACTTTATTAATATTAGCTCTTATAACTTTCTCTACTTCAAACAAATCTCCTACAGAGCCAGAATCATTTAATAACTTATCTACTCTTTGACTAAATTCAGTAGCACCAGATTCATCTAATTTATTTAAAGCACTTTTAGTAAAAGCCTGAACTGCAGTTTTCATAGGGTCATCTATAACTACCTTAACATTAGACTCATCTAAAGTTTTAGTAATATTATTATAACCTTCTTTAATTCCTTTTTTAAGTTCCTTACCTACTGTAATAGATTGCTCATAAGGCATATCCTCTAAATTATTTAATAGAGATTGAGTTACTCTTCTATAATATGAATTTAGCATCTGGGCATTTGCTGGATTAGTAGAAACAGACTCAAATAAAATAGATGCAGCTTCTGGTGAACCATGTGCAACGGCATTAACTTTATCAACAACCGTAAAGTCCTCAACTTCTTTACCTACTACTTTACTATAGTTAGTATAGTGTGTCTGTGCTGTGTTATCGTCCATACCTACAGTCTTTAGAATTTTTCTTAAAGTACGGTCTTTACCTACATATCTTTCTACAAGTGAGTGAAGTGCTTTACCTCCAAGGAAAGTAACACCAGCTCCGACAGCTGCGTCATCTAATTTTTCACCTGGTTTCCCTAGTGCTCCTTGTACCAATCCTTCAAATGCAACAATAGTTTTTAGTTGAGTACCCATAGAAAAACCTATGGCAATCTCCCCAATAGTACTAGAGTCTACTACTCCTCCACCTAATGATTTAATAATTTCCTTATCATTATTTTCTCTTTCAACATCTAACCGAGACTTTAAATCCTTATAGTAAGTAATAGGCTTACCGAAAATAGCTTGAGATACTAAGGAAAGAGGAGATTCTAATACTTCACCAACTCCTGCACCTACAGCTGCTACAGTAAGTCCTACAGAATCTACTGCTGGTTTAAATGGTTGGTATATTGCCTCTACTGCATCTGCACCAGAACTAACTAAATCATCAAACCAATTAGAGTTTTTACCTACATAACTAGGAGATTTATAATCAACTATACTAGGTACATTGTTAGAATCAGTTGTGTAAGGTACCTTCATATAATCTGCCTGTACTTGTATTTCTGACTCCTTAGGAGTTTCTTGTACTTGTATTTCTGACTCTTTAGGAGTTTCTTGTACTCGTATTTCTGGCTCCTTAGGAGTTTCTTGTACCTCCCAAGGTGCTTTACCTACTTCATAAACTAGTGGTTTAGATTCACTAGTTAATTTACTCTTTTCTGTCTCCTTAGGAGTTTCTTGTATCTCCCAAGGTGCTTTACCTACTTCATAAACTTCCATTATGCTCTCCCACTCATTTGATTAATTGCTTGTGATTGGCTCATTTGGCCACTAACATTTCCTTGATTCATTTCTTGTGACATAGATGGATTACTACCTAGTTTTTTAGCAGCTCCTTCTAAGATTCTACTTAACTCTAAACTATATTTAGTTTTAGTATTTTTAATTGCTAAACTACCTGCAGTAAAGTATCCTACTGGGTCTACTTGACTTAATATATTACCTAATGGACCATTAATGAATTGCTCTAACACTACTTGAGATTTCTCATCTTCATCATTGTATGCAACTGAAGCTACCTCTATATCAGCCCTAGTGAATGCTATTTCCGATTCTTTAGTTGGTATAGGTGCCATAATATAATTACCATCTTTATCTACTAAAGGCTCATTACTAGCAGGGTCTACAACTTCCTCAAATACATGCCTAGTTAGAGGTAGTCCAGTCTGTGGATTTATTTGTACATTACCATAGTTATCAGTAATAGGTAACGTAAGTGGTTTGTTAATCTCTAGCCATTTATGTCCCTCATACTCGTCTGCTACCCTAAGTACATCGTGTGCTATATAGTATTGTTTTATAAGATTTACTATATCCCACCCTAACAATCTATAAAATTGTTCTACTTTACTAGTTACATATCTTAAACCAATCATTGAAGCATTTTGTTGTAATTTAACTTTAGCTCCAGAATCAGATGCATATGCCATACCTAAAAATGCATCATTTATAGATAACAACCTTTGAACCCTATCTAATGCTTTATCTATAATAGTATATTGGTCTAAAACCTCCCTAGTAAGGTTTTCAACTTTAATACCTGTTAAAGACTTAACTGATATAATAGAATTAACTCTATAAAACTGTCTTTCAAATTCTTCTAAATCTTCTACTGCTCCATCTTGAACAAAAGCTTTTTGTGTATTAACCATTAATTGTATTTTTACTAATGCCTGATTAATAGAATCCTGAATAGCAAGAACCTCTCTAAATATACCATAAAACTCTGGTATATTACTAGTGTGAATTTTCTCAACTCTATAAGGCAATCTAACTTCTTTGTAAGTTATTTTCTTTCTACTAAGTAAAGTATCTTGACACCAATGACACGACCATACATCACCTTTATCATCTTCAATAATAGAATGCACTAATAAATAGTTATCATAAACT